GGGGCCTCGGTGGCCCCCTACGTTGTCTCTCGGTTCGCGCCTGCGGGCGTGCGAAAGGTCAACCATGTCAATTGTGAATACGGGACAGACGGAACTCGATCAGGAGATTGCGCGATGGAACAAGCCGTATGTGTTCACGCCGTATCCCAAAATGCTGTATCGGGGTCTGCTGAAATCCAATGGGTCCACGCAGGTGGACGAGCGCATTGTGGCGTCAGCGGGCGAGCATCGCGAGGCGGAGGCGGACCGCTGGGTCGAGTCACCGAGTGGCGCGACGGAGCAGGTCGAAACCGTGCAGCAGGAGATTTCGCAGGCCGCTGCCGAAGCGAACGCCGCCGCCACGAAGATGTCATGGAAAGCGCAGCGCGAGCGGAAGGCCCGCGAGGACGCCACCGACAAACATTTGCCCGAATAGGGCGTGAGGTCCGCCGATGACGACCAGCGAACTGATTACCGCGTCGCTGCAACGGCTCGGCGTGATTGACGCGGATGAGACGCCCACGGGCACGGAAATGAACGATGCCCTTGACCGTCTCAATGACCTCATTGATGCGTGGGGCACCGAGCGTCTCAGCATGTATACCTCGTCGCGCACGACGTGGACGATCACGTCGGGCACGGCGGCGTATGCCATTGGTCCGGGGTCCGTGGTCAACCGGGCGCGTCCGGTGTATGTGGATGACATCCGGTTCATCGACACGTCGCAGGACCCGGATTTGGAGATGCCGCTGTCGCGGCTGACGGTGGAGGGCTTTGCGGCCATTCCACAGAAGGCGCTGACGTCGACCTATCCGACGTGCGTGTATTACAACCTGACCTACCCGACTGGCACGCTAACCTTTTGGATGGTGCCGACCTCGACGACGTTGCAGGGGGTGATTTACGCGCCGGTGGCCGTGACGGAATTGGCGCTGGCCGATACCATTTCGTTGCCGCCGGGGTATCGCCGGTTTCTGCGGGATGCGTTGGCGGTGGAACTGGCCCCGGAATATGCGGTGCAGCCTGCTCCGGCGCTGATGCAGAGTGCTATCGAGTCGAAGGCGGACGTCAAGCGCGCGAATATTCGCTTGCTGGATTTGAACATCGACGCGATGTGGAAGCCGCGTCACGGGCAATACAACATCTTCAGTGATACGGGCGCATGAGTCAGTATCCCCTGTTCGTCGGTGCCGCCTATACCTCGCAGTCGCCCATCGCGGATGATGAGCAACTGATCAATTGGTATGTCGAGGTGATGGAGAGTGCCGGGGCCAGCACGAAGGCCGCGCTGTATCCGACGCCGGGGGTGGAGACGTTTGCGACCACCACGTCGAATGGCGGGCGCGCCATGTTTGCGCTGAATGGTCGCTGCTTTGCGGTCATCAATGACACGTTGTGGGAAATTGGGAGTGGGGGCACGGTCACGAATCGCGGCACACTGGCCGTGGATTTGTTTCCGGCCACCATCAGCAGCAACGGCGACGCCGGAGACCAACTGTTTATCACGTCGGGCGACGTGGGCTACGTGTTCACCCTGTCCACGAATACGCTGACGACCGAGCTCGCCAGTGGCGCGAGCATCGGTGGCGTGAATGACGGGTATTTCGTGTCGTTGGACAATGCGACCAGTGAGTTTCGCATTAGCGATTTGAACGACGGCACGACATGGGACGCCACGCAATTCGCCGCACGGTCGGACGCGCCGGACCGGTGGACGTCGATGCTGTGTACCAGCTACGGCCAGATTTGGCTGTGGGGGGACCAGACGTCGTCGGTCTGGTATAACGCCGGAACGACCCCGTTTCCGTTTGCGCCGGACCCGTCGGGGCTGGTGCCGTATGGCATCAAGGCGGCGTTTTCGGCGGCGGAATGCGTGGACCGGGTGATCTGGCTGGCGACCAGCCGGAACGGCGGCGTGCAGGTGGTGTCCGCGCAAGGCTTCGTGCCGGAGCGCATCTCGACGCACGCGATTGAGTATGCGTTCTCGACCTATGCGACGTTGACCGATGCGGTGGCGCAGGTCTACTCCGAGCAGGGGCACTTGTTCTACATCTTGACGTTTCCCACCGCGCAGAAGACGTGGGTCTATGACGTCTCGACGGGCCTGTGGCACGAACGCGGCACATGGATTAGCGAGACCAGCACATGGGAAGCCCTGCACACGCTGTATGGCGCGGCGTCGTTTGGCAAGTGGTTGGTCAGTGACCGGACCAGTGGCCTGATTTACGAGCAGAAGGTCGGGTTCACGACAGACGTGGAAGACCGGCTGATTCGGCGGGTGCGCCGGTCTCCGGCGACGTTTAGTGAGCACCAACGGTTGCGCACGTCGATGCTGGAAGTGTTCTTCGAGCCGGGGCTGGGGTTGAGCACGGGACAGGGCAGTGACCCGCAGGTGACGTTGCAGATCAGCAACGACGGCGGGAAGACGTGGGGCAACGAGCGGTCGGTGAGTGCGGGCGCGCAGGGCGCGTATCGGACGCGGGTCCGGTTCCGGCGGCTGGGGATGGCGCGCGACCGCGTCTATGAGGTCAGTGTCACTGACCCCATTCCGTGGCGCATGATTAGCGCGTATCTCGATGTGCAGGGGGAGGCGGCGTCGTAATGGCGAGCCCCCCGATGCCTGCGCGTGACGCGCTGACGTATACCAACAGGAACCTGATCACGCGGTCATGGCAGGTCTGGTTGCGGAACCTGACCACGCAGGTGAACGATGCGCCCAGTCGCATTCAGACGGTGTCGTTGTCGGCGCAGTCCGCAAGTATTGGCGCGACCTCGATTCCCTCGACCACGCTCACGACCGGGCTGTATCGGGTGACGTGGTATACGCGTATTGCGGTGGCGGCGACGACGTCCAGCAGTCTGACATTGACGCTGAACTGGATTGATGACGCGGTGACGATGAGCCTGAGTGGCGCGGCGCTGACCGGGAATACGATCACGACGAGTCAAACGGGCACGGCGCTGCTGGCGGTGGATAATGCGTCGCCGGTGACGTATGCCACCACATATGTCAGTGTGGGCGCGACACCGATGCAATACACACTGGACCTGACACTGGAAGTGGTGAACACCTAATGGCAAGACCGTACAGTAATGCCGGTAGTAGCCTTGCACAGCGTGTGAGCACGCAATTTGAGCAAGAATTTGGTCGACCTGCTAATGCGGGTGGGGTTATTGACCCTCAGTTTGCCGCATGGTCGTCAGGCGCAATGGCGAAATTGCAAGCGGACGACAAAGCCGCGCTTGAACGCACGCAACGCAATTGGAACCGTGTGCGGAACACCGCGTATGTCGCCGCCGCTGTGCCCTTCGCGGCAGCCGCCCTTCCGGCGCTTGCTGGAGGCGGTGCCACGGGTGGGCTGGGTATGGCGAATACGGGTGCGTGGACGACTAGCGTCGGTGCCGCGCCCGGAGCCGTGGGTGGCATTGGTGCCGCGAACACAGGCGCGTGGGCAAGCGGTGTCGGTGCGGCACCCACTGGAGGCAAAATGGGATTCTCGCTCGGTAATTTGTTTCAGGGTTTTACGGGTCGCGACAAGGCGACGCTCGGCGTTGGCGGTCTGAACGCCGTGCTTGATTATCGCGGGAAGGGCAATCAGTTGAGCGCCGATGAGCGGGCGTTGGCGTATCAGCGTCAGTCTGACGCAGAGATGCGCGCGTTGCTCGCCGCGCAGCGTGACGAAGACTACCAACGCGAGCTTGTCAAAGAAGCGGCACTCCAGAAGCGGTTTGACGCGGAGCAGTTGGCATTGCAGACCCGCTCGGACGCGCAGGAAAAACGTCTCGCGGACCAATACAATGCGCGTGAGGCGCGGATGTCGCCGTATCGCGAAGCGGGACGCACGTCGCTGGCGCGGATTGCCAACATTCAAGCCCCGACCATCACGCCGTATACGCCGTCACTGGTCTATCGTTCGTAAGGATTAAATCATGCCATACGTAAAAGACCCGAACAGCGACGACGTTTATTGGGAAGAAGAACAAACTCCCACGCCCACGCCGACACCGACGCCACGACCTCAGACCGACGCTGAGCGACGGGATTACAACAGGAACCATCCACCGGTGCAGCGGCCCGGTTATAACTTAGTGTGGAACGACCGCACGGGTGAGTGGGAGGAACAATCGACGGTGCCCGAGGTGTCGGACGATCCATCGGGTCGTCCGCCGGGGTCGTCCATGCCGCCCGTGACGCCGCCCGTGACGCCGCCGGGTGGCAAGACGCCAGCCCAGATTGAAGCAGAGGGCCGCGACGAAGACGCACGGAACAACCGAACCGGCGGCTACATGTCCAACGGTGTCTGGGTCAATGGATCGCCCAGAGGTACTGGTGGGGGTTCTAACAACCCGCCGCGTACCACGACACCCCCGCCTGCGTCCGGCGGCTATCCCGGCGGCGGGGGCTCCGCGCCGGGGCAGTCGAGCTTCCCCATGTTTGAACCGTCGATGGCGTTTACGCCTCCCGATCCGTTCACCTATGCGGACTACGAGGCCGCGCAGCCATTCTCGTATGCCGACTACGAAGCCGCGCAGCCGTTCTCCTATGCCAATTACGAAGCCGCGCAGCCCTTTGCGTATGCAGACTATGAGGCTCCGCAGCCGTTTGCGTATGAGGCGTTTGAGGCTCCGACCGGCACGTCGATGTTGTCCGACCCGAGCTATCAGTTCCGGTTGCAAGAAGGTCAGCGGGCGCTGGAGAACTCTGCCGCCGCCAAGGGCCTGACGCGCACCGGGGCCCAGATGAAAGGGCTGCAAGACTATTCGCAGCAGTTTGCGTCGCAGGAATACGGCAACCTCTACAACCGCGCCCAGCAGCAGTATGGGCAGAACCGCGAGAATGCCACGCAGCAATACGCGATGAACGAAGCCAATCGCAGGGGCACGTATCAGCAGAATCTGGGGTTGGCGCAATCGACCTACGGCACGAACGAAGCCAACCGGGCGGCGGCGTATGGGCAGAATCTGGGGCTCGCGCAATCGACAGCGGCGACCAATGAGGCCGAACGCTACAAAGCCTACCTACAGAATTTCGGGAAAGCGGTCTCAACCTACGGCACGAATGAAGCGAACCGGGCGGATGCGTATAAGCAGAACCTCGGTCTAAAGCAAGACATCTACTCCAGCGCGTATAAGACCGCCGACGACACGTATACCAAGGCGTATCAAGCGGCCAAGGATATGTATGCGCCGAAGCAACGAGCGGCGGAGTTGCAGTATGGGCGCGAGTGGGACGTCTATAAGCTGGGACAAGAACAGCAATACAACTACTGGAAATCCAAGTTGGACTCGGACACAACGATTGCGGGCTTTGGGGTCACTCCATAATGGCTGATGATTACGTTCCGTATGTGCCGATTCCGTATACGCCGCTGCCGTATGTGTCGTCTCGCGAATACAGCAACCGCCCGTATACGCAGTCGTTGATGGAGTTGGTGGGTCGGGCGGGCCAGCGTGAAGCGGAGGCGACGCGCCGCCGCAGCGAGTTGCTGGCGTCGCGCACCGGGGCGCTGGGCCAGATTGCGAGCTCGACGCTCGGGTCGCTGTTTGCGGGTCGTGATGAAGCGGCGAAGCTGGCGGCGTCGCGCGAACAGCAACGTCTCGAAAACGACTACCGCGAACGGGCGATGCAGGCGGCGGCTGACGAGCGGGCGGCGGCGGCGAACGAACGTAAGGCGGCGACAGAGGAGCGTGGGCTGGCGCGACGCTACGACTACGCAAAAGAAGCCCGCAACTACACCCCGGTCGGACAAGCCGTGCCACGCAGGGAGTGGGATGCGATATACAGCGGCACGCCATCGGAAAGCAGCTTCACGCCAGAAGACCAGAGCTTCGAGATGAACGGCTCCCCGTACGCAGATTCGCCCACGATGACGCGGATGGCTGATAGCGGCGAGCAGTTGTCGATTAATACCGCAATCGCCCAAGAACGTAACAGGCTTGCAGATATTGAGCGCCAGCGTCTTCGTGACGAAGCCCTTGAAAGATACAGGACGGATCAGTTGAAGTTGGGCGGGCGTCGAGCGGACGCGACCGAGCGCAATACGAACGCTTTGTTGTCACCACCCGTAGAGTTGGGAGAGTTGCCACCGGACTCGCAAGACATTATGGGTCAAACCGGATTGTCGTTTAACGCGTTCCGGGTGGCGACGGGTCAGGACAGTGCCGTGGCGCGGGGCCTTCCGCGCACACTCGCTGGTCAAGAGGTAGCCGCGTTTGCTCGGAAGCAAGGCGTGGATGTTTCGACGCTTACTTCGCAATACAAGGCATACAACAAGACGCTGTCGGAAAACATTGAGCGTCAGAACAACGTTATCAGCGTGCAGGACGAACTAGTCGAAGATTTGAAGAACTTAAAAACCGCCGCCAATGTATTGGGGATGGACGATGCGCGAGCCGCTAACGTGGCGCAGTTGTGGTTCAAGAATGAATTGAACGACCCTAACGCCGCTAATTACGCGTTTGCACTTCAAGCGTTGGTTAACGACATTGCTCGCTATAATTCCGCGTCAACGGGCCGCGCTCCGCTGCAGTCAGACATGGACGATGCAAAAGCGACGGTGAAGCGCGGCGTGTCGGATAAAGGTCTAACGGGTTTGGAGACGTCACTAAATCTTGCAGTAAAAAGCATGAACACCGTGATGGACCGCAATGTTGACCGCAGTCGCCACAATATCTGGAAGCTGTTTGGGGTTGGGGATAAATACAAGCCGAAGGTGCAGCAGAAGCAGCCGGACGATGATACCAATATTGACGGGTTTACCGTGCGCGTAGTCAAGCCGCCGGGTGGTGGGTAACATGCCGCAGCAGACATTTCAGGCGACGGCTCCTGATGGCCGCGTTGTAGAGATTACCGGCGATAAGATGCCGAACGGCGCGCAACTGCGAGCGATCTTTGCCAAGCTGCCACCGGCAAAACCAAAACCGCTTGACCGTATGGGGCCAGACTACCGCGACCCAATGGCAGGAATGACACGCACGTTCAGTGAGGGCGTAGCCAACGTCAAACGTAATGTTCGCGAAATGGCACCAACGCTGGGCGCAATGGCGGCGACGACTTTGGTCCCAGCGTCTGCGCTGTACACTATTCCCGCTGCGTTTGTGGGAGGCGCAATCGGAGCGTTCGCACGCGGCGATGCCCCGATGGATGCGATGACTCGCGGGGCTGGAGAAGGGGCGTTAGAGGTCGGGGGGCGGGCGTTGGCAACATTACTGCGCGGTGGTGGACAGGCGCTGTATCGCGGCATGTTGAAGCCGAGCAAAGCGGTGCGCCAAGAGTTCCCCAACGTGTCGAACGAGTTGCTTGAGCAGCGCCGACTCATTGCAAGGGGCGGAGACTGGTTGGGAATGCTGGGGACGCGGGGAGGGGCAGACGCGGCTCTTGACGCAGTCGAGGCAAGCGCGAACGCCGCTGACGATCTCACGCAGGCCGCTGCCGGTAACCGTCGTCTGTCGGTGTCTGAAGTGACGCTGCCTATGCGCGACGTCAGAACGGAAGTGAAGGGACGTATTCGCGCGGGTTTGAGTCCTGAAGACGAGATGAACCGCATCGCGGAGCGCGTGGACCAAATGTATCGTCAAACGTCCTACGGGCGCAGCTACACGCTGGCCGAGGCGACCGATTTAAAGCGCAAGGCGCAGGCCGCTGCGACCGGAGCGTACAACCAGATGAAGCGGGGCAACATCAAGCAGTTGTCCACCGAAGACCTTCTTGACGCGGCAACCGCTCGCGGGTTTAAGGAGGCCATCGAGGCCCGAGTACCGGGGGTTAAAGAGGCCAACGCTCGCACGCAGAGTCTTATCGGGCAGTCCCATGCGCTGGAAGATGCCGTGGGCCGCACGGGCAATCACATTCCGTTTGGAAGTGTGTCTGACTTATCCGCGATGGGGGCTGGTACATTAAGCGGCAGTCCGGTTGTCGCTGCGACGGTGAAAGCCGGTACGTTTGCGCCATCTGCTTCAGCAATGGCGATTCTGGCGAACGAGATTGGCAAGCAAGACCTCGGGGCCGCGTTGCGTCTGGGGCAACTGGTGCGGATTAACGGCAAGGATAAACTAGTCACAAAAATTAACAAGGACGGCACGTTTGAAGCCGTCCCGGTGAACCGCTAATGCCTATCAAGCGGCAGACCTACCGCCTCGACCAGATTGACGACTGGCAGGGGCCGGTGCAGAGTGGCCCGACCCGTGACGCTGCCGCGCAGCGCGTGCGTGACCGGTTGGCTGCGATGTCCCCGACCGAGCGTGTGCTGAGCGAGCTCACGGAGCGCCCGCCGACGCCGCGCGCCGCCCTTCCGCTTCGGGCGAACGCTCAGACGTCGCGCCCGATGCCGCCGATGGCGGGGCAGATGTTCCTCGACGCCGGTCTGGGGGCGCTGGAGGCGTTCGACCAGCCGCCCACCGGGATGCGTGCGGGTGTGCCGTATACGTCGCCCCTGCGCCTTCTGTCGGCCTCTTCGGCGGTGCCCTCAGCCCTTGCGGCTCGCGCTTACGACGCGAGCAGCGGCGGCAGCGTCATGGCGGACGCCCCGGTGGTAGACCCCCTGCGTCCTTACGAGGAGCAGTCCAGCGCGCGGTCAGCTATCGCGCAGCGTGGCGGCGGTCGAGTCGCACAGATGGCAGGCTCGGTAATCGACCTGTTTACGCCTGACTTTACCGACGTAGCCACGGGCGGTCTCAGCGGCTTCGTGCCTCTCGCGGCGATGATGGGTGGTCTCAAGAAGGTCAACATGGGCCGTAAGCTCGTCAACGGCCTCTACTCGCGCCTTGATGAAGCGGCGGCGATGATTCCCACCAAGGGCGTCCCGGCCACGGGCGTGCTGAACTGGCTGAAGAAAGCGCCGGAAGGCATCAGTCTTGAAGAGGTGGCGTACCGGAAGCTGCCCGAGTGGCTGGAGTCGCAGGGCACGAAGACCGTGACGCCGGAGATGCTGGCCGCGCACCTGCGCGAGAACCCCGCGCCGTTCCCGCAGGTGAAAACGCTGGGTGGGCCTCAGGAGCAGATCACGGCACTACCGGAAGGCTATCAGGTGCAACCCTTAGCCCCACTCGATGCGCCTCAATGGCCCTCATATAATCGCCAAAGAACCAGATTCGGCATTCCAAGGAACTACACGCTTGTGTCACCGGATGGGACTGGACATGCTTTCTACGCCCTTAACGCAAATGAAGCGAACGACATCGCGGTGTCGATGCTGCGTGTTCAGACACCTCCTTTACCTCAGCCCAAATTCTCGCAGTATCAAGTCCCCGGCGGCGAGAACTACCGCGAGACACTGCTGACGCTGCCGGAAACCCGTGGGCCACAGTTCGACCCGTCCAAGGTTCAAATTAAGCGATATACGCCGAGCGTCACGCAGGGGCAGACGGAAGTTCTCTACGACGGCAAAAGTCTCGCTTCCTACGGCGACAACCCGCAGATGAATGCGGCGGGTGTCTACGAGCAAAAGCCCGAATCGTACTGGATGGAGCAGGCTGAGAAACTGTTCAACAGTGGAGATTCGCGCAACAGCATCCAGCCGCTGAGTGGTGGCTTCCTCTCCTCCCACTACCCGGACGATCCCAACCTCCTCGTCCACACCCGCGCCAATGACCGCACGCTACCCAGTGGGGAACCGGGGCGGTTTATCGAGGAAGTGCAGAGCGACTGGCACCAGCAGGGGTTGAAGAAGGGGTATCAGATAGGATCACCACTTTTAAGCGCAGAAGAAGCGGCGCGGGCGTGGGTAGAGGATGCGGGAGTTGCGTGGGAGACGCTCACGCCTGCCCAACAAGCCTCAAACATCCGCATGGCGCAAACCAACGCAGAAGTCATGTACGCAAAGGCCGTCCCCGATGCCCCCTTCAAAGAGAACTGGCCCGACCTCGGCCTGAAGCAGCAACTGATCGAAACCGCGAACGACCCCAACGCGGAGTGGATGGGCTTCACGGGCGGGAAGACGCAAGCGGATCGGTATGACCTGAGCAAGCAGATCAGCCAGATTGAGGCGGATCGATATATCGTGGCCGGTGAAAACGGGTGGCGAGTTAAGGCGGATGACATGGGGGGAACGAGCGTTCCACTCCCGACTCATTACTTAACCGATAGCCAACTAGCAGACACATTCGGCAAGGATATGGCCAAGCGCATCATCGAGAGAGATGGTGGCGTTTTCGAGGGCCTTGACCTCCAAGTCGGCGGCGAAGGCATGACCGCCTTCTATGACCAGAAGCTCCCCAAGCGGCTGGAGAAACTTGTCAAGCCCTTCGGCGGCACAGTGGAGCCGAGCGAGGTGTCAACGTCATCACAAGAGCTAAACATGCTCGGCAGTCCGATGTTCCAACGCACGCCGGAACCCGCGTGGCTGTCCCGTCTCACCCCCGAGATGAAAGCGGCCATGCGCGAGCGTGGTTTCCCGCTGATGAGTCTTGCGGGTCCTGTGGCCGCGCAGGGCATCCCCGATGACCCCAACAGCGAGACGGACGACTACGCCCGCCTTGC